CTGGGGCTACTCCCGGTGGAGGGGGAGGTCAAGGTGGAGGTGGTGGTGCTCAACAGGGCCAAGCTGCTGAAAGAGCTGATGCTGCATCTTATGGCGGTCAGGCTGCAAGTACTCGTAGTGGTGGAGCTTTTGCACCGGGTGGCCTTGTCTCTAAGAAAACTCCTACTGCAAAGAAACCTAGAAAAGGTCTTGCTTCCTAAGTAAGATTATGATATATAAAGTATAAGGCTACCCGGCTTAGGCTGGCCCCAACATAAAGGATAAAGAATGTCTGTAACTAAAGTCTACGTTGATTCTAATTTCAATCACAGTCGTAATCGTAAACGTATTGAGGCTGATGAGAAAGAACTTGAAGAACTGATCGGCAAGTCTAGAACCTCAGGACAAGAAGAAGAAGAACAAGAAGAAGAAGAGCCAGAGGTTAAGGCACAAGAGTCTGAACCTGAACCCACTGACCCGGAAGAAAAGTCTTTTAAGAAACGCTACGGCGATCTTCGTAGACACCTCTCTGAAAAAGAAAAAGAGTGGGAAGCTAAGTTTGAGGAGTTGAAGAACTCTGTTAGCGGCACCAAAGTACTCCCTCCCAAGTCAGACGAGGACATTGCTGCGTGGGCACGTAAGTATCCTGATGTGGCTTCTATTGTAGAAACTATTGCTACTAAGAAGGCAGACGAGAAGCTGTCACAATACAAGAGTAAGTTTGATGAGTATGAGAAGCTGAGCTACGACGCCTCTCGTAATAAAGCAATGGATGCTATCCGTCAGGCTCACTCGGACTTTGATGCCCTCCGTAAGTCAGACGAGTTCCACAACTGGGCAGAAGAACAACCTAAGTGGGTTCAAGACGCCCTGTATGAAAATGAAGAGGATGCTCGTGCAGTTATCCGGGTTCTTGATCTCTACAAAGTCGATAAGGGTATGACCCCCTCGGCACGTAAGGAAAAGACCAAGGAAGCCGCATCCCTCGTCACCTCAAAGAACAAAGCCAACATGGACTTTGAGAATGACGGCGAGAAGATTCTTGAGTCTCGTGTTGCTAAGATGAGTATGGACGAGTACGCCAAGAATGAGAAGAAGATCATGGAGGCCATCCGCAAGGGGAACTTTGTGTATGATCTCTCTGGTGGTGCAAGATAAAAATAAGATAGCCCTTGACAAGTAAGGGCTTCTTCATATAACTACCAACAAATAGCTGTGGCCTCTTGGTGATAGTACGCCCTAAGACACCCTCGGCTATTTGTTTCTCTCTAAAGTCTAAACGATCAATAAGACCTACCTGATTAGGTGTAGGCCCACAGTCTTTAAGCGATAACTGATCCTTATAGTTTATAGACCGTGCACCCTAAAAACCCCTCAGCCTCTTAGACGTGTGTTTAGCTTCTAATCAAAGCCAAATATCATAGGAGGATTTCTCATGGCTTTTCAATCCGCTGCAGGCTATTCGAACCTGCCCAACGGTAACTTCTCTTCGGTAATCTACTCGAAGAAAGTTCAACTTGCTTTCCGTAAGGCCACTGTTGCTGGTGACATTACGAACTCGGACTACTTTGGTGAAATCTCGGCTCAGGGTGATACCGTCCGCATCATCAAAGAACCGGAAATCTCGGTGTCGGCCTACTCGCGTGGCACTCAAATCCAAGCACAAGACCTCGACGACGAAGACTTCTCGCTGGTTATCGACAAGGCAAACTCTTTCGCCTTCAAAGTTGATGACATCGAGTCGGCTCACTCGCACGTCAACTTCATGGACCTTGCTACCAACCGTGCGGCTTACCGTCTGGCTGACCAGCATGACCAAGAAGTTCTGGGTTACATCTCGGGCTACAAGCAGACTGCTCTGCACTCGAATGCTGACGCTGTGAATGACATTGTGAATGGCACCAAAGCTATCACCACGGCTGGTTCGGACGAACTGCTGGCTTCCATGAAGCTGTCGCGCCCCTCGTTTGGCAACCTGACCACTGCAGGTTCGGTTGGTGACTCGATTCCGGTTGCTGCTCGTCTTCCGGGTGCTTCTGCTCTGCCGACCACCTACGTCTCGCCCGTCATGCTCATCAACCGCATGGGCCGTCTGCTCGACCAGCAGAATGTTGACAAGGCTGGCCGCTGGCTGGTCATCGACTCGGTCCTGATGGAAGTTCTGATGGACGAAGACTCGCGCTTCCTGAATGCAGACTTCGGTGATTCGGGTGCTCTGCGTAACGGTCTGACTATTCCGAACTGGAACGGCTTCCGTGTCTACGTGTCGCAAAGCCTGCCGCAAGTCGGTACTGGTTCGGACACCGTGAACGCTTCAGCTCAGTCCACGAACTTCGGTGTGATCGTTGCTGGTCATGACTCGGCTGTTGCTACCGCTGAGCAGATCAACAAGACCGAGACCTACCGTGACCCGGACTCGTTTGCTGACGTTGTGCGTGGCTTGCACCTCTATGGTCGTAAGATTCTGCGCCCGGAAGCTATCACCGTCGCTCGTTACAACCTCGCCTAATAAAGACCCTAGGGTATCCTTCACGGGGTACCCTTAACCGCCATAGGAAAGGACACTTAAATGGCTACTGTTACTACTCTTGCGGGCGGGTCTGTTGATGGCTTCACCGCTGGGCGTATGCCCTACTTCAAGGAAGTTCTGATTGACTTCGCTGCTGCTGCAACTGCTAAGGGTTCGGCTCTGGCTGCTGCTGACGTGATCGAAGCAATCTCGGTTCCTGCCAACACCATGATCCTGAATGCTGGTCTGGAAGTCATCACCGTTGCTGGTGGCGAATCCTCGGACAATGCTCTGGACCTCGGCACTGGTGCGGACGTGGACGTTTTCGTTGATGGTTTCGACCTCGACGCTGCTGCTGCAGGTGCTTATGCTCAGAACGCTGCTGCCTTCCAACCGATTATCGTTGGCACTGCTGACACCATCGACGTTCTGATTCAGGCTGCTACGACTGCCCCGACCTCGGGTGTCATTCGTGTGTTTGCTGTTCTGATGGACATTGATGCACGTAAGACCGCTGCGGAAGTTGACCGCGACGTTCTCGCATAATAACTAACTTAGGGGGGCTGCTGTGTGTGGCCCCCTTATGTCCTTTTTACAGGTACTTAAATGTCCAACTACGTCACTCTTGTCAACAAACTTCTTGTCAGATTGAATGAAGTCCCGCTTGACGTGGGTGGTGTGGCCTTTGATACTACACGTAACGTACAAGAACTTGCTAAGAATGCAATTAATGACGCTATTCGTTTAATTATTCAGACTGGTGAAGAGTGGCCCTTCCTTAAGGTTACTTACACACAAACCCTTACAGCCAATACCAAGACCTACAACTTTCCCGCCAGCTTTTCTAGTGCAGACTGGGAAACCTTCTATCTCAAAAAGTCTGCAGACAACGCCCCGGCATACCTTCCTGCCATTGACTACCAAAAGTACATTCAAAACTTCCGTGCTCTGGACGACGAGAACACCACTGGTGCTGTCCCTCAGTTGGTCTACGACACGCACTCTGACAGCTTTGGCGTTTACCCTAACCCTAATATTGCATACGATATTGAATACGTTTACTGGTCTGTCCCTTCAGACTTGCAACTGTACAATGATGAGTGCATTATCCCCAGTCGCTTTGACCATGTTATTGTTGATGGCGCAATGATGATTATGATGCGTTTCCGTAGCAATGACCAGAGTGCAGAAATTCACCAGCGTAACTTCGAGAATGGTATCCGCAAGATGCGTAGAGTGGTCATGGACCAGCCCCTCAAAGTTACCTCTACCGTGATTGAAGGGTCCACGAATGCCCGATAATCTAGCCTCCTTTAAGGTGTTCTGCGCTGGGGGGCTTAACACAAGTCGGGATGTTCTCTCTCAGGGTGAACTTTCTCCCGGTTCAGCAATTGCCTTGATTAACTACGAGCCTGCCGTTACTGGTGGTTACAGAAAAGTCAGTGGTTATGCAAATGACTATGGCACTGTTCCCGGTACAGCAGGTGTCTTGGGTGTCTGTGTTGCTAACGGGATTAACAATGGTATCCTTGCTTGCAGAAAACCTAGCGCAGGTAACAACTACCTTCACTACTGGAATACCTCCACGAGTGCTTGGGTTGCTGTAACTACCTCAGGCTCCCCCACCATGACAGGGGTGACGAAGGTTCGTTTCTCTAAGTACAACTGGTCTGGCTCTAAGGTTGTTCTGACTGACGGTGTAAATCCTGCTGCCACATACGACGGCACCACTTACACTCAGATCACAGACGCTAACGCACCCAACTCCCCCAAGTACTCATCCATCTTCAAGAACCATGTGTTCCTTGCCGGGGACGCCACTGACCCCTACAACCTGTACTTCAGTGCTCCCTACGGCGAAACTGACTACAACCCTGCCAATGGTGCTGGTGCAATCAACGTAGGTTTCCCTATCGTCCAGATCAAGCCCTTCCGTGATGCTCTCTATATTTTTGGTAGCAACAACATCAGGAAGCTGGTTGGTAACACGGTTGCAGACTTCCTTGTAGAGAATGTGACTGACGACCTTGGTTGCATGGCCACTGACAGTGTTATCGAAATTGGCGGTGACCTTCTCTTTCTGTCGCAGGATGGCCTTCGCCCTGTTAGTGGTACGGACAAGATTGGTGACGTGAACCTTGAGACTGTCTCTAAGGACATCCAGTCGGTCTTCACTGACATCGTGTTCAACGTAGACCTTGATGGCTTGAATGCCGTTGTCCTAAGACAAAAGACTCAGTTCCGTATCTTCTTCAAAGCCGCAGACTCTCAGGGTATCATTGGTGGCTTTAGGCAGGCAGAGGGTGGACTGCAGTTTGAGTATGGTCAGCTTCTTGGTATTGAGGCTACCTGTGCAGACAGCGGCTACCTTGGGCAGTACGAGTTTGTGATCCACGGAGATTCCACGGGTAAGGTCCACAGACAAGAGCGTGGGAACAGCTTTGATGGCAACCCTATCTTCTCTATCTATCAGACCCCATACCTTCATATGGAAGACCCGGAGCAGAGAAAGATTATCTACTCTGTAAACACCTATCTTCGTTCTGAGGGTGACAACGAGATTGTCTTGTCTGTCCTCTACGACTACGAAGATTTCAATACACTTAACCCTAGCAACTACACGTTGACCACTGCAGGCGCTGCAGCCTATTATAACGAAGCCTTGTACGACAGCACAGCAATCTTTGATGGTAACCCTTCTCCAGTGAAAAGAGTAAATGTCTCAGGTTCTGGAAGGGCTGTCTCTTTCAAGTACGTTACAAACGATACTAATGCTTCCCACAGTGTTCAAGGTTTGGTTGTTGTCTTTTCAATGCCCTGAGGGATGCCTTCTCGGCTTCTATCGGCCACAAGCATGACGGTACCGCTGCTGAGGGTGTTTATGTCCCCCTGATTGCAGACCTTGATGCAAACAATAAGGTTGTTGTTGATACCGCTAACAATCGTATCAGTGTCTTTGTTGAAGTTGGTGGTTCTCCTGTAGAGCAGCTTCGTATTCAGGATGGTGTGATTGTCCCTGTCACGGATAACGACATTGATCTGGGTACTAGCTCCCTTGAGTTCAAGAACCTCTTCATTGACGGCACCGCTAAGATTGATACCCTTACCGTAGACGAGAATGCTACGATTGCTGGTACACTCAATGTTACTGGCTTGTCTACTCTTGCCACTGCAGACATTAACGGTGGTACGATTGATGGTACGGTTATCGGTGGTTCTTCTGCTGCCGCTATCACCGGGACAAACGTCACAGCCACTGTGGGCTTCTCTGGTACCCTGACTGGCAACGTGACGGGCAACCTTACTGGCAACTCTGCAGGCACTCACACTGGTCCTGTGATTGGGGATGTCACGGGTAACGTCACTGCTTCTAGCGGTTCTAGCTCTTTTAATGATGTTACGATCAACGGCTCACTGAACATGAACAGTGGTAGTGCAGGTACCGTCACGGGCCTCTCTGCTCCTGTAAATGGCACTGATGCAGCCACTAAGACCTATGTTGATACTGCTGACGCACTCAAGCTAAACCTCTCTGGTGGTACCATGAGCGGTGCTATTGCTATGGGTACAAATAAGATCACAGGTCTTGACACCCCCACCAACACGGCAGATGCGGCTACTAAGGGTTATGTTGATACCGCTGTTGCAAACCTGATCGACACTGCTCCGGGTACTCTGGACACGCTGAACGAGCTTGCTGCTGCTCTTGGTGACGACCCCAACTTTGCTGCAACCACAGCCGCCTCTATTGCCACCAAAGTCTCGTTGGCTGGTGACACCATGACTGGCGATCTGGTTATGGGTTCGAACAAGGTTACTTCTACTGCCACACCAGCTACTGACGACACCCTGACTCGCAAGGGCTATGTGGATACTCAGGTGGCTACTCGTCTTCCTCTTGCTGGTGGTACCATGTCTGGTGCTATCGCTATGGGGACGAATAAGATTACTGGCATGGGTGATCCTACGTCCAATCAAGATGCTGCCACCAAAGCCTACGTT